GTGGCCGATCTGCCCAAGCGCGTCGACTGGGACCAGGACAAGCTGGCGCAGATGGCCCGGAACATCGCTGACGGCAAGCAGGACCCCTCCGAGTTCATCGACACGAAGCTGACGGTCTCTGAGCGCAAATACGGCGCGCTGCCCGAGGCTTGGCGCAAGGGGTTCGAGCCCGCCCGCACGGTCAAGGTTGGCACGCTCAAGATCACCCTCGAGCCGAACGAGGCCGCGCAATGACTGCGCTGGCCCCTATTCCCAACCCCGCTCAAGACTTGCCGAGCCTGATCGATCGTGCTGCGACCATGCTCTCGGGGGCCAAGACCGCCGCTGAGGTTCTCGAGGCCCGTGAAGCGGCCGGACTGGCCTATGACGTGGCCAAACGCGCCGCACGCATGAAGAGCGCCAAATCGGCGCATGATGATCTGATCGCCGCTGCACACCGGGCCCAGGCCGACGCGCTGGAAATCGAAGCTACCGCCAAACGCCGTCTGGCCGATGAATACGATGCGGCGCAGGAGCGCGGGGAGGTGAAGCGTAACGGGGGCGACAGGAGCAGTGTTGAGGATAACAACACTGCTTCTGCCGCTGATCTCGGCCTGCGGCGGGACCAGATCCATGACGCCCGGCAGCTCCGCGATGCAGAGACTGCCGATCCCGGCATCATCCGCCGCACGCTCGATGAGCGGCTCGAGCGTGGCGAGGAACCGAACCGCACCGCCATGCGCAAGATGGTCACGGATGCCGCCATGCGGGGAATGCGTCCGCAGCGCAGGTCCAGCCGGCGGAACCCGCTCTATGTCCCGCCCACGCCTGCGCAAGGGGCCTGGCAGCATGTGACCGGCACGTTCCGCGCCTTTGCCGAATGGGCCACGGACGAGAACCTCGCCCTCGCGCGGCAGGGCATGCGCGAGGCGCAGGACGCCCCGTTTCACGATCTCGATGCCCGGGCCATCGCCGATGGGTCGGCAGCTTTCACAACAATCAAGGAGTGGCTCGATGCTTGATAGCCAATCAGCGGCATTTGCCGAACGCGTCTGGGATTACGCATCCCGTCTGGGCAACAACGCCCCCAGGATCGCCGATGAGATGATGGAGGCGGCATTCCCGCTGACCTGCACGCAGGCGCGGCAGGAAGGCGCGCTGCGCATGCTGCGCACCGGGATCATTTCCGAGGTCAAGCGCATCCTGCGCAACCGCGATGACGTGCTTGGCCAGGTGGATTTCGCAGAGGTTTGTGAGGCCTTCGCGCCGCTGGTGAAGGACCTGCGCTCGAAATCCTATTTCGTCGAAAGCGCCGAGGAATACGTCGCCGTCCCCGACCTGATTGCCGAGCCCGTTCTGCTCGATGACGCGCGGCAGTTCATGCGGCGCAAGGGCATCGAATGCCTCACCGAGGCCGACCGGCTGGATGCGCTGTTTGCAGCCGTGACCCGCGATGACACCGACGCCGCGCCGGCGCGGACGGAGGTGTTGTCATGACCGGCGCGCTTCCCATCATCACCGCCGATCAGCGGCTAGCGGAAACCCGCGGCATCAAGGGCGTGATCTTCGGCCCCTCGGGGATCGGCAAGACCAGCCTGCTCTGGACGCTGAAAAACGCGACCACGCTGTTCTTCGATCTCGAGGCCGGGGATCTGGCCATCGAAGGGTTGGGCGTGGATGTGATCCGCCCGCGGACATGGGCGGAATGCCGGGATTTCGCGGTGTTCATCGGCGGGCCCAACCCGGCGCTGCGGGGCGACCAGCCCTACAGCCAGGCGCACTATGACTCGGTCTGCGCCAAGTTCGGCGATCCGGCGGTCCTGGAAAAGTACGACACGGTGTTCATCGACTCGATCACCGTGGCGGGGCGGCTCTGCTTTGGCTGGTGCAAGGGCCAGCCCGAGGCCCATTCGGAAAAGACCGGCAAACCGGACGTGCGCGGCGCTTACGGCCTGCACGGCCGCGAGATGATCGCCTGGCTCACGCATCTGCAGCACACGCGGGCGAAGAATGTCTGGTTCGTCGGCATCCTTGACCAGAAGCTCGACGACTTCAATCGCCCGGTGTTCCAGCCGCAGATCGACGGCTCCAAGACCGGGCTCGAGCTGCCGGGCATCGTCGACCAGGTCATCACCATGGCCGAGCTCAAGGCCGAGGACGGCACCCCGCAGCGCGGCTTTGTCTGCCAGACCCTGAACCCCTGGGGCTATCCGGCCAAGGACCGCTCCGGTCGGCTCGAGATGCTCGAGGCGCCCCATCTGGGTCGGCTGATGGAGAAGATCCGCGGCCCGCTCGCCGCCGAAGAACGCCGGCTGACCTACCAGGCCCCCGAGCTTCCGGCGCCGGCCAAGGCGCAGGCAACCCCCAATTCCAATCCCTCCAACTGAAAGGACGACTCCCATGTCTCTCTGGAACGATTTCAACGACGCGCAATCGAATGCCAATGTCATCCCCAAGGGCACGCTGGCCAAGGTGCGCATGACGATACGTCCGGGCGGGTTCGACGATCCCGCACAGGGCTGGACCGGCGGCTATGCCAAGCGAGCCTCCACGGGCGCGGTCTATCTCGATGCAGAATACACTGTGCTCGAGGGGCCCTATGCCAAGCGCAAGATCTGGTCGCTGATCGGGCTTTACAGCCCCAACGGCCCGAACTGGGCCAATATGGGCCGCAGCCTCGTGCGGGGCATGCTGAACTCGTCGCGCGGGATTTCCGACAAGGACAATTCGCCGGAGGCGCAGGCCGCGCGGCGGATCAACGGGTTTGCCGATCTCGACGGGATCGAGTTCGTCGCCCGGATCGATGTCGGCAAGGACTCGAGCGGGGAGGACCGCAACGAGATCAAGAGCGCGGTCATGCCCGATCACCGCGACTATGCGCAGCTCATGGGGCATGGCACCGCACCGATGGCACCCGGGACGGCATATGCACCCCAACCCGGCGCACCGGCGCAACACCCCCAGACGCCGACGCAGGGCCAAGGCGCACCCGCGCAGCATGGGCCGTCCTCGCAGGCGCCTGCCGGGCCCGGCTTTTCCGGCCGTCCCAGCTGGGCTGAGTGAGGGGCACCGCCATGCGCCTTCGTCCCCGTCAGAAACTCTTTGTCGAGCGCAGCCTGTCTGCGCTCGGCCCCCGCGACAACACGCTGAGCGTGGCGAGTACCGGGTTCGGCAAGAGCGTGGCTTTGTCGGCCGTCATCGGCGAAAGGATTGGCGACAGCGCCGCCAAGGCCTGCGTGCTCGCGCATCGCGACGAGCTGACCGCGCAGAACCGCGACAAGTTCGCCCGGGTCAATCCGGACGTGACCACCTCGGTGCTGGATGCCAGCACCAAGTCCTGGGGTGGCCAGGTCACCTTCGCCATGGTGCCCACGCTGGCCCGCGAGGCCAATCTGGCCGCCATGCCCAAACTGGACCTGCTGGTGATCGACGAGGCGCATCACGCCGCCGCCGACAGCTACCGACGCATCATCGACCGCGTCTGGGATGCCAACCCGGACGCCCGGATCTTCGGCGTGACGGCCACCCCGAACCGGGGCGACAAAAAGGGGCTGCGTGCGGTTTTCGACAATGTCGCCGATCAGGTGCGGCTGGGTGAGCTGATCGCCTCGGGCCATCTGGTGCCGCCGCGCACCTTCGTCATCGATGTGGGTGTGCAGGACAAGCTCAAGGCGGTCCGCAGGACAGCGTCGGATTTCGACATGGGTGAAGTGGCCGAAATCATGGACCGCGCGCCGATCACCGAAGAAGTGGTGCGCCACTGGCGCGAGAAAGCCGGGGAAAGACAGACCGTCGTTTTCTGCTCGACCGTGGCGCATGCCGCGCATGTGGCCGAGGCATTCAATGCCGCGGGCATCCCTGCGGGGCTGATCCATGGCGATCTGCCGGGGGATGAGCGCCGCAACATCCTGGCCGCGTTTGCCCGCGGCGACATCCGCGTCATCACCAACGTGGCCGTGCTCACCGAGGGCTGGGACCATCCGCCGACCTCCTGCGTCGTGTTGCTGCGCCCGTCCTCCTACAAATCCACGATGATCCAGATGGTCGGGCGCGGCTTGCGCACGATCGACCCGGCGGACCATCCCGGCTTGGTCAAGACCGATTGCGTGGTGCTGGATTTTGGCAGCTCCAGTTTGACGCATGGCACGCTGGAGCAGGATGCCGATCTCGGCGGCAAGACCGAGGCCGGCGAGGCGCCGTCCAAGACCTGTCCCGCCTGCAAGGCCGAGATACCGCTCGCCGCGCGAGAGTGCCCGATCTGCGGTGAGACGCTGGTCGACCCGGACGAGGACGAAAGCGAGAGCCTTGAAGGGGCACTTGGCGGCGCCCTGTCAGGCTTCCTGATGACCGAGATCGATCTGCTGAAGCGGTCCAGTTTCGAGTGGGTCGATCTCTTTGGCACCGAGGACGCGCTGCTGGCCACCGGCTTTTCTGCCTGGGGCGGCGTCTTCTGGCTCGACGGGCTCTGGTACGCCATCGGCGGCACGCGCGGTGCGCAGCCCCAACTGCTGGGCATCGGCGAGCGGTCCGTGTGCCTCGCGCAAGCCGATGATTGGCTCAATGACCACGAGACCGACGAGAGCGCCTTCAAGACGCGCGGTTGGCTGACCCAGCCCGCCACCGAAAAGCAGCTGCAATATCTCTCGCCCGAGGCGCGCGCCGATTACGGACTGACGCGCTACAAGGCCTCGGCGCTCATGACCTTCGGGTTCAACAAGCGCGCCATCCGCCAGCTGATCCTGAGCGCGGCCCCGACCGCGCGGGAGGCCGCGTGAGCCATGTCGCGCAAATCCCGCCCGCGCCCGCAGAGGCTGCGGATCAGCCGGACCGTGATCGGCGCTGGAACACCTGCAGGGCGCTCTGCGCGGTCTGCACCTCCCGCACCCGCGGCTTTGGCTGGTTCGATCCCAACCAACCCCGCGCAAAACGCACATACCGCTGGTTCTGCTCGATGGGCTGCCAGTCGGCCTTCACCCATAAAGTCAGGAAAGGACTGCACATGGTTGATTTCACTGAAGAAGAGACGCAGGCGCTGCCAGCTGTGATTCGCGCGCTCGCGCCCGAGATGGAGCGCATGGGCTGGGACCGGCCGCTGGGTCAGCTGAGCCAGAACGACATGCACCGGCTGATCGTCATCACCATCGAGGCCTTTCGCGCCGAGATGTTCGAGATCGCCAGCAAGTCGGAGGTCCCCTTCTGATGCTGGACTACAACCATCGCCCCAGCTTCGCTGAGCGCGTCAACGGGACCATCGATGCAGCCCTGACCGCCGAGAATGCCAGTCGATCACCCCGTGATTACCTCGGCGGCTCACGCCTTGGCCATGCTTGCGAACGCGCGCTGCAATTCGAGTTCACGGCCAGGCCAAAGGACGCGGGCCAGGAGTTCTCGGGCCAGCTGCTGCGCATATTTGCCGTCGGCCATGTGCTCGAGGATCTGGCGGTCGCCTGGCTCCGGCAGGCCGGGTTCGATCTCTACACCCGCAAGGGCAACCGTCCCGATGGCGGCCAGTTCGGGTTCTCGG